TTTGGAAATATCTTCAAATCTTCTAACATCTCCCTGAGCAATAGCATAGAATGATGAATACCAACCCCATTTACTTCCAAATTGTGATTGTTTACTATATTCTGAAACTCCTTGTTGTTCTCCAAAAAGTGTATCGTAGACTTCAGTAATTCGTTGCCTAAATTGTAAAAAAAAACCACAGCACCTAATGCAACATCAACTGGCATATATTTCATAGCATCACAATAAGTGTAGCTACCATTGTATTCTTCTATTTGATATTTATCTTTTAACTTCTTTGTTATTGGTCTGTATAATACTGCCATTGCATTATGCATCTTATCCCAATCACTTATGTACTTATCTAAATCAGTATATTCACCTAATGTTATTTCATCAAGGTTAGTTATAAAACCAAATTCTGTATTACCTAATTTAAATGTTCTTTTCAAATCATATTTTTGATTGAATAGATTTGATAGTTTAGTTGTTATTTCATTAACATCTTTGTAACTTATTTTAGCAACATCTTTTAAATCTATACCACAAAATATTTCTACCATCTTATGCTGTATAAATTCTCCATCAGGATTATCTTTTGCAATAGATAAAAACTTTTGATACTGTTCTAATGTTATTTCTGATAAACTTGTTGGTATTGTAATCTGTAACTTCATTGTTTTTTATTTAAAAATAAAATAAAGTTGATATTGTATTAAACAAAAAAAAGACCTACATTTCTGCAAGTCTTTCTTCAACCATTATTAACCTAAATTTAAACCAATTCTTTTACACTTTCTATTTTCTTATGTACTATATTCATATCATAGAATTTTCTTTGTGCATCTATTTCATTATAAGCATAGATTATTAATTCTACATCTGTACTTTCATCATTTCTTTCAGTCCAGTAAGTTATGCAATACTTTGTCATATATGTTTTCATTTGTTTGTTATTTGATACAAATATAATTATATTGTTTTAAATAAAATACATTTTAACTTTTCTTTAACATAGTAACTTATAAGTTACGTTTCAAAGTTTTCATCATATATCATTCCAATATGTAAATCAATTAAAGCTAAACACTTTCTTTTTATTTCTTTTATTTTATACGTATCTTTTTCATTAATCATATACGTATCAAATCCTTCAACTGAACTTAATGCTTGATTGCACATAGATATTATTTCATATCTTGTATCAGCTGGTTCAAACTCCATATTTTCAAATATATCTTCTTCTTTTTCCATTACTTTTTGTGTCAATATAAACCCTAATTTTAATAGTTATGTTACAACGAAAGGTAATCACTAGCTACACTATACATTTGTTTCATCTTTTTTATTTCACCTACATTTCTTGGTAAGTTAATTTGAACCTCAATACCTTTAACGTGATGTATGTAACATTGAATAGCTGCTATTATTTGTCCGTAAGTCATTAGTATATAAAGTAATTACCTTTATGTGGATTTTCTAATTGACTTGTCATTGCATAACGCATAGCATCTATTGCGTGATTATATGCATCTATTGGTCTATTCATTTTAATTCCTGTTTTATCTGTTTGCCAAATGTAGTTTCTTAATTCATTAATTAAGTTCTTACTTCTTGATGTTACATAAACTTTATTCTGATTAATTAAATTAAGACCAAATAAGATACTATCTTTTCCTTTTGATACTGGTAATACATTATGACCATAACTATTTAATTCAGCTATTGATTTTGGTTCAGCACTATCAGCGTAAACAATTTCGTTTACATTATTTGCTTTTAATAGATTTGATATTTCACTATTAAGTAAACCTTTCTTATAAATTACTTCATCAAATATATATGCATCATTATATTTATACATAGTTACTAAACTTGTCGGGTCATTACTATAACCAAAATCCATTCCGTAACATAATACCCTTGCATCAGTTGGTAAATCTATTTCTTGCCAATCTGGAATACATACACCTTCTAAAGAACCTGTTTGACCTAAACCATAAACTTGCCACCAGTTTGACCAATATGTAGATGTTAATGCTTTTACTTTTGCTGCCTCTATTTCTTGAACTATTGTTTCTGATAATGCTTCATTGTCTAAATAAGTCAATGTAATAAAATCAACATCTGATTGCGTTAATATTTCTTTATCAACCCAAAATGCTGAAGTAGGATTATAATCTAACCAAATATCACCAGATGTTCTAATTGCTAATTGATAGTAACTTTCAAAATCTATATTGTTGCACTCATTAACATATAAAATAGTTCTTCTTGCACCTCTTAATTTATCTGGCTGGTCTACACTAAAAAATTCAATATAACTTCCATTTGCAAATGTGTATTTTAAAGTAGACTTATTAAACTGACTATCATTATACCTACCTAATGCCATTATAATCTTTAAGAAGTCTTTTAATGCACCTCTACGCAAATGCGGTATGCTTTCAGATACAACACTAATTTCTAAATTTGGTTCTTTAATTGCTTTATCAATTAAGATTGGTATTATTGAAAAAGTTTTAGATGCAGAAGTTCCACCTCTAACAACCTTGACTCTTTTTTTAAGTTTTAATAATTTCTTTAAAGCAGTAGTTACAATAAAATTAAACATAAGATATTAATCCTTTTTTAATATATCTATAAAATGTTGTTTTTCCTATTCCAATATTATTAATAGCATCATTAACCGATGGATAAATAATATCTTTATATTTAACTTTCTTTATAGCGTAAAATTGACAATTCTTTAATCCTTTATTCCAAGTTTCATTACCTTTAATAAATGAACCAGAATTTCCATTTCCATCACCCATTATATTAGTTAGATTATCTATTCCTATTTGTGATATAAAATTTTGTTCTAACTGTAATGCTTTTTTCTTTGATATATTATTTACAAGTATTTTAAATGAAAAACCATTTTCATTCATAACAGTATGCTTCCAAAATTTATTTCTTTTAGAACCACCATCAAAGACCCTATAATTTTTGCCAATGCCTATATAAAAGCATTTACCATCAGATAATTTATTGTGTGAGTATACGTAATATTCTTCCATAAAACTATTGCTTAAACTTCATCTAAATCAATATTAAAGATAGGTTGTTCATTACTTACAGTTATATCTTTTGTTTCTCTTGGTTTACCAGCATAGTAATTATAAAATAATTGTGTGAATTTAAAATCACCAGCATCTAATCCAGCTTCTAATGCTTTAAATGCTTTTTCTTCTAATGGTTTTAATCTTTCAATTAGTTTTACTTCTTCTGCTTTTGATGGTCTACCAGCACCTTCTCTTTTGCCACCATAATTATTGTTACTCATAACTTGATAAATTTTGTTTATTCAATTATAAAAATAATAGTTTTTGTTTATTGTTTATATAACTTTGCTAATTCAATAGCTATTTCTTTCCAATCAGTTCTACCTTGTTTTATATATCCACTAACTACAAATCTATTGTATGCTTTTGTATATTTGTTATATAGTATGTATGCTCTTTGTTCTGGTGTCATTCGTTTCCTTTTTTAATTAAGTAATACCATAAAGATATTAATTTTTCTCTTATAAATTCATAGGCTATTATTACTAAAATATATTTCATAAGTTAACTTGTATTTTCATTATTGGACAACTCATTTTGTGATTATCATTTTCTAAATTGCAATATCTACATTTACCATTTGCCCAAAACATATCACAATTATCTGCATCACTTTCTCTATTGAACATTCCATACGATTGCCATACATCTGATGCTGGTACTGTAAACCTGTAACAGTATTCTTTTGATGGGCATAAACTATCATTACATTTTGCTATATCTGCCATAACTTTATATCTATTATTATTAATGCTATTGCTATTGATATTTCATTTCTACCAATTACAATTCCTAAACTAAATTTGTCTGTGTAGTTTGTTTCTATTCTCATCTTATTAAAGTTTTATGTTTTTATTCATTTTATATAATGCTTGTAACCTTTCTACAATTATTTGCCATTGTTCTGTACCTTCTGTTTCTATTAGTAATTGTTGTATGTTGTTTACTATGTTGTAATTGTTTCTTGGTTTTTGTAGGTTAGTAATCGTTTCTTGCAAGTTTTCTATTTCACCTGATAGCTTCATTACATCTATTTGTAGATTTTGTATTAATTCATCTTTAGTCATATCTAATATATGTTCTGGTGATGCATAATTTAATCTTTGCATTATTTGTTTTCTAAATAGTTTTAGTGTTGGATTAAATTGTTCAAACATATCATAGTTCCTCAATGAATGTAATACTGTTGCGTGGTCTTTTCCTACTGAAGCACCAATAGATTTTAATGATTTCTTTTTATCTATTTGCTTTAATACTTTATAATAGATTGCACGTGCTTCTATTGTTTCTCTTTTACGTGTTACTTCATTTATATCTACACCTGTTATTTCTTGTATTGCTTTTTTTAATTGTAATGTTATTTGCGTTTCCATCTAATTTTTATCTTTTGTTTTTTACTTTGTTTTATTAGTTCTGTTAATATGTTAAATAATACTATTTCTAATGCTAAATGTATTCCCTGGCATTCTTCATATAATTCTTCAGCTTCATATTCTTTTAATATAAACCTTATTTGTTCAATAGTCATTCCTTGTTCTATTTCATATAAGGTAATATTATAGTGTTCTGTTGCTATATCATTCATTACAAAACCCCTCTTAAAACATACTGATTTAAATCCATATCTTCTTCACCAAAGAAGTATTTATAGTTAGATATTGCTTGTTGTAATTTTGCTTCACCTTTTGCATAAAATTCATCACTACATTCAAAGATTGCTATATCTAAACTGCCTTTATCTATTGCAACAAAAAGAAAGTGGTCAACATCAAACATCTTTTTATAAAGATATGCTTGTAAATCATAGCTATATTTATCAGCACTATATCTAAAGTCTTTAACACCTGTTGTAGTTTTTAAATCAACTATCATATTTGGCTTTAATATATCTGCTTTTGCTCTAAATGGTATTCCATCAATCATTTCAACTGCTGGTATTTCTGTTTGTGATTTACTCATTAAACTCATTACTTCATTGTTCTTTGATAAAGCATCAGTTAATCTTTCAGCATCATTGTATTCTTTTCTTGTGTATACTTCTAAACCTTGTTCTTTTGCAAGTTTGTATTCTTTTCCAGCTTTAGTTGCTACATCTACAATTACTAAATCATTTAACTTATGTGGTTCTAATATCATTGTGTGAAATAGTTTGCCATCACGTAATGCTTGACTTTCATCAGAACCATATTGTGTTACATATTTATATGTTTTAGGTGAAGATATAAGCATCTTTGCAGATGAACTGCTTAATGCATTTTTACCTAAATAACCATAATAGAAACTATCATCATACATATTATCTAATAGTTCTTGTTTATCCCATTGTTTGTTATCAAAAGTTGTTATCATATTATCTAATTTTAATGTTGTTTAATAAATCATAAGTATTATCCATATCTAATACTTCTCTAATTTGTTTTGCATAATCATCTGATGCATTCCATTCTTTTATTAAATCTTGCTTAATTGAATTAATTAATGCAATTTGAAATGAATTATACTCAGATGTAATACTTAAAAGTATATCTAATTTTTCTATAATTTCTGTTTTCATCTTAAATTACGTTTAAAAGGATTAATGAACCAGTGAAAAATACAACCCATAATAATAATGCTAATGCAAATTCTTTTAATAATGTTTTCATAATTTTTGTTTTTAATTGTTAATTGTTTAGCAAATATAAACAAGTTATTAATATAAAAGTGTTAATGAAATGTTAAAGTTTTAAATAAAAAAAGGATAGCTGTTAAACTATCCTAATTTTCAATTTGCAAATCGCAATTTGTGTTGTATTGTTCTTATCTTATCATTTATCTTTTCATCATTTAAACCTTTTAAATAAAGTGATTGTCTTTTTTTAATTAAATAGTTTAAAGTGTATTCAAGTTCTAATGCTTCAAATTCTATTTGTTCTGTTCTATCCATTGTTCCTGTTCTTTTCTTAAATGTTGTAATTCTCTTTCTAAATAGTCTATTGCTTTTTCCAAGTCTTTTATATGTGTGCCTTTATGTTTTGCCCTTGCTACATATTTAATTACGTTACCTTCATTAAAGTTTAAATTATAGTCTTTAATAAAGTCTATAACATCGTAGTTCTTTTTGTTATCGTAATGTATTGGTGTCATCTTGTAAATCTTTTAGCGTGAAACTTATATAATTCCATTGTTTTTTTTAATCCTTCATATTCTGTAAATTCTGCATTTACATTGTTTTCTTTATAATAAAATATTTCATTGTAGTTACTAATTTGATATTTTATAATATTATACCTGTTTGCAGTTTTTGCTGGTTTAATAACATAAGCTAAATCATTTTTCCAACATACCGCCATTGCTTTTAAATCTTCTTCTGTTGGTGAAAACTTTTCTTCTTTAACTTTAGCCATCTATTCTTAAAAATTCTGCATTAGCATTCTCTAAAAACCATTCTTTGTTTTCTTTATACTTATCAACTACTGCATCAATCATAACTATTTCATCTATTGTTGATGTTTGCAATTTAGTAATTATACTTTCAATGCTTCTTAAAATGTTTGTAGTCATTTCTGGGTCTGTTTTATAAACCTTTGTATATTCTTCAAACACTACTTGCTCAAGTTCTTTGTTTAACCTATTAATTAAATTCTTAATAGTTTGCCTGTATTGTGTTGTAAAGATTAAACTTTCATTTGCTTCTAATAAAAGTTGTGCTAATAATACTGATTTTAAATATTCTAATTGTATTGGATTGTCTTTCATAATTGTTTTGCTTTTGTTATTTCTAAATATGTTACTTCTTTTTCTATTTTTTCTCTATTGTTAAAATATGTTGTTGCTGGGTTTTTATTGTTTATTTCCCAAATTGGTTCAATCAAATGTAGATTAAAACTATAAATTCCTTTTGGTGTTGAATTAATATAAACTGGTATATCTAAATGCTTTTCACATTCTTTTATCATAGCATCATATTTAACTTTTTCTAATAACAAAGTTTTATAATGCACTTGTCTACATTTTAATTCAATTCGGTGACCAGTTGAAACTGAATAGCAATCCCATCTTGACATTTGGTTTTTTGCTTTAACTAAATCTGGATAAACATTTTCCACTAAATAGTTGAATAAATCAATTTCTTTCCAGTTATTCATTTACTTCATAAGTATCATAAACTTTACGTAAATCACTTAAAATAGTTCGCCAACAACTTGCACAATTTGAACTATCTAACTTTTCATTAAATACATTTAGATAAATATCTTTAATTGTGTGCTGCTGTTTAGGTGTTAATTGATTTGTTCTATTGTCGTATAATACTTTTAAAAACAAATATTCATCTTCTTTTAAGCAGTTTACATTTCTACGATATGAAATTAAATTGTTTAGTTTTGCTTTACGTTCATCACAACCACAATCTATTCCAGTTACTTTGCTAAATAATTCAACTGCTGCTTTAATACCAGTTGCTTCTGTGATTTGTTCAATAGTATCACCTAATCCTGTTGCTTTCTTTTTTCTTCCCATTAGTATATTGTGTTATAATCGTTATTAATATAATCTTGGTAATCATTCATAAACTTTGTGTTCAATACTTCTTTGTAGTTTTTAATTGAATGAAATATTGATATTAAACTAATATTAGTTTCTTTTGCAATATCCCTCATTGACATATTTGTATCCCTATACAATTTAAATAGCTTTTTATCATACCAATGCCAGTTATCAATTTCTTCATCAATCATTAAACAAATATCATTATATGCCTTGTGTTCATCTATATTGCTATTGTCTGACAAATTAAACAAAGTATCTATTCCTATTTTATCAATCTTGTTTCGTTTGTTTAAATACTGAAAACATAAACTTTTTATAGTAAAAAATACATAACCTTTTCTAACATTACCTTTTGCATCAATTATCTTTTCAGCATCGGCATACTTCCATAAAGCTATGTAAACTTCTTGAATTATATCTTCTGCGTAATCATCTACTTTATAAAGGTTAGCAATTTTAACCCATTCTTTGTGATGTTGGGCAACCTGTTCTAACCATTTATTTGTAGACAATTCCATATTAATACATTTTAATTGTTACTATACCAGTTTTTGGTATTGGTGCTTCTTTTACTTTAATCTTTAAATCCACTTCTGTTAATTCTGTATCTATTTTTAAAATTGAATGAAAAGCATTTTGTATTTCAGTCCAATTTGCTTGGTTATCCATTTCGTTTAATTCATACAAATATTCTAATTTATTTTTCAAATCTTTGAAATAACTTATTAACATTGAATTATCTGAATTTAATACAAGCATTCTTGATGCTGATGTTTGTAATTCTTCTATGTGGTGTTTTATTGTATCTTTCATTGTTCTATAAATTTAAATATATGTTCTATTATTGGTAAAGTCCATCCATCGCCTAATAAACTTCCAGCTTTTTTTGTTGAAAGTATATCACAATAATTATCTGGAAATCCTTGTAATCTACACATTTCAATTTTATTTACTGTTCTTACTAATCCATCTTTTTTAATTAAAGTAATCATTCCAGTAGTTTCGTTTCTATGTTTTAAATATTCTTGTTTTGAATTTTCCATTGCACCACTTAAAGTATTTAAACAAGTATGTTTATCTGTATCTACATATACTAAATTAACTCCATACTTTTCTCTACCTTTTATATAATTTTGAGCTTTTTCTGAAAATCTATCTTTATGCCCAAAACTATTTTCTATGTGTTCTAATAATGCAACTGATTTTACTCTTTCTACATAACCATCAGTTATAATATCTTTAAACATTATTCCTTTGTCTTTAGGTTGTGGAATATCTGTTATAATATCTCCAAACATTCCATCTTGTCTTGTTCTTATGTTACTCCAATAATATCTGTCTCTTAATTGTGCAGTAACAAGTGAACTATTAATTCTAACTGGATAAACTCCTAAAGCCCTACTCATAATTCCAACATCTAATTTAGCTGCACTTCCTACATTTTCTTGAAGAAATAAAACATTTGGATTAAGTGATTTAGTATATTCTAATATTTCAACAAACACAAAAAATAAACTTGATTTACTTCCGTTTATTCCTGCTCGTTTTCCTGCTGCTGATAAATCTTGACAAGGTGAACCACTTAATATTAAATCAATAGTTTTCCAATCAATATCCCACTCACGCCATTTGGTTACATCACCAACTTGAATAGTATCTGGAAAATGGTATTGTGTTAATTCTATTGCATAAGGTTTAATTTCACTTGAATAATATTTATTTACTTTAATACCAACATTTTCTAATGCTTGTCTACCTGTATTCATTCCGTTAAATAGTGATACTACATTCATCTTAAAATATATCTTTTAATGGGTCATAAAAAGCACCTTCTACTTGTGGTAATCCAAAGTTATTTACTTTAAAATTAAAATCTTCAAATGGTGCATTTCTACTTCTTTTACAACTTACTTTAACTAATCCTTTATTAACTGTGTTTAATTCTAAACTAATTTGTGTTTCTGTTTTCTTTTCCAAAAATGAACCTAAATGCCCAGTTGGCTTATCAGTTCCAAAATTAGAATGTATAACTGTTACAATATGACAATCTAATTCTTTAGTCCACTTCATTAGCTTTTGAACTACATTATTACTTTCTTCTATATTGTTTACATCACTACATAAATCAGCAACACCATCTATAATAACTAAACCTATATCTTTACCTTCTAATCTATCATATAAATAGTGTTCTATTATTTCTATTCTATCATTAAAGCTATATTGTCTTAATGCTAATGTATGATATTTATCTATATTTTTTAAACCAGCCATTTCTAATGGTCTTTTAAATACCATTTGAGCGTGGAAATTACCTTGCTCTGTATCAAAATGTATTAAATGCTTATCATTTCTATTTGCTTTTAAATCACCACAAAATTGTGGTAAATCTTCAGCTAAATATATTGCTGATAATAATGATACAAAAAATGTTTTCTTGCTTTTAGGTGGTGCTTGTACAAAACTAAAGTTACCATAAGTTCCTAATGGTACTGGAAATATAATTTCACCATCTTTACTTTCATAACTTTTAACACCAAATGATATTGCTGGTTTAGGATGTTCTATTTTTTCTAAAGGATTTAATATAGCTTCATCAACTATAAATTCCATCATTAAACGTTTTTCTTGTTGTTGTTCTTTTGTCATTGTTTTTGTTAAAAAAGGGCAGCGTTTAAACTGCCCAATTAAATTTAAAATGGTAAATCACTTTCAACTGATGCAGTTGCTTTCTCTTTTTTAGGTGCTGTTTTAATTTCACCATTTGTCCAAACTACATTACCATTTCCTAAATAAACTTTAGGTTTTTTTGCTTCACGTTCTTCTTGTGTTTGACTATCAGTTAAAGAAACGTTTTGACCATACTGATTAGCTTCATCATTTACACCAACTGTAAAGTTGTAATAAACTGCACCATCTTTACCTGATACAAATTTTTCTTTTGGTAATTTGTCTACTCTTAAACTAACATTAATAATTGCACTCATATTTTTTATATTTAAAATTTGCTTACTCTATATAGTTTTCAGCTTCCCTATTTTACTTTTAATAATTCGTCTTTAACTGCTTTTGCTAATTTATATTTATTTTCAATAGTTGCAATATTACCACCATTTTTTAAATATTCAATAGCTTTGTTAAATTCTGGTGTATTTTTATTTAACCATTTTAAATCTTCTTCTGCTTTTACTTCTTTGTCGTGTTTATTAGTTGCATCAGCATCTTGTGTATCATCAATTAAAAGTAAGTTACCTAATGCATATTTTTTAGCATAAGATGAAGCAGAACCAAATTGTTGTGGAACTTGCATTCCTTTCTGATTTAAATCTACACCTACAATAGCTGTTGCTGATATTTCATTTACACCATTATTATCATAAATAGTTGCAGTTGATTGCATCATAGGTATAATGTTTTGGTCTTGCATTCTAATCATTCTTTCAGTAATTACAAATGATACTTGATATTTTTCATTGTAAGGTTTCAATGCTTCTAATATATCTTCAGCACTTCTGAAATTGTATTTACCAAAACTATTAAATTTTGATTTGTTTGCTTTAAATTCTTTTTGAATTAAAGATAGTTTTTGATTTAAGTTTAATTCAGCTGGAAAACTAATAATTGTTTTTGTCATTTTACTTTGTTTTTAAATTGTATAATTCTTTTTTAATAATTGTTTTGTACTCTTTTGGGCATTGTTCATCTGCTAATTCAAAGCAATAAGTTTCTAATGTACTTAATAAACTTTCTAATTCGCAAATCTTACTTTGCATTGTTTCAATTCTAAATCTGTTGTAGTCTAATAAATCTTTCATTGTTAATTGTTTTTTAATTATGGTACAAATCTAACTATTAAATTAATACAAAAATAAACTTTAACATTTCTTTAACATTTAGACAAAAAAAAGAGTGGCTATAAAACCACTCCTTCTTGACAAAAACAATTTAAAAAACATTATGTAAATTTATGCAAGATATTTACCTGTTGTTTATAGTAATCAATCATATCAATTAATTCTACATCAGCAAATTTAACTATTTGTTTTGATTTAATATATAATTCTTCAGGGAATTTATCACCATATTTTGAACAAAGATATTTTGTATATAAGTAAATTTCTCCAGCTTTAAATACATTACAACCAGCACATTGTACATTACAATTTTTTTCATCCCAACGTGTGCTATAATTTTTTCTACTTGCCCAATGACCATTTTGAAGTTTTGACCAATGGTCTTTCTTTCCGCAAGTTACACATTGTGCTATATCATTAACTGCATCTTTACGTCTAATATAAATTGAAAAAATCGTATCCAATTCTTTAATCAAATTCTTTCTTATTGGTTTTTTAGCTGTTTTAGACATATAACGTGTTTTATAAAAGTATTAATTGTTTTTCAATTATTTTATTTCCTTTACTAATATTTTCTTTTGCCCACATTGGCTGAAAATTTGTATAGTGATTTAACTTAATTATTTCTTCTTCATCTTTTGCCAATGATACTGGATAAATATGGTCAATATGCCATTGTCCAATATTATTCCAATTCATATCGTATTTAAATTGTTTTTCTAAATGTTGTTTAAATTCTTCAAATGTACATCCTAATATTTGATATGTTTTTGTTCTTTTAGTATAACCTTGTTTTTTAATTGATATATTAATCAAAGAACGTATATTGCCTGTTAATTTAAATAAATCATCATTTAATCTTCTTTTTTTTTGATATTTTTTTTGTATTTTATTTATTTTTTCTTTATTATTTTTTACCCATATTTTTAATTTTTCTTTATTTTTTAAATAATATTCTCTTGTGTTTTTATTTACACAACTTTTGCAAGTTGTTTGATATCCATCTTTATAAGATTTTTGTTTATTAAAAAACTCATAAGATTTTACTTCATTACATTTATTACAATTTTTCATAAAAAAAAACAAACCCCTAAATAGTACCGCCAAGTAAACTAAAGAGAGGTTGTTAAATTAATATCTTAAATCTTGGCGGATTTATATTTCAAATATAATATTTAATTTTATAAATAAAATAATTACTTATAAACAAATATTTTAAATATATATATATAATAATTTATTTAATTCAAAGATAATATAATATATATATTAATAAATATAATAATAAATATATAATATATTAAATAAATAATTTTAAAATATTAAATCTATATTTATAAATAATATAAAATAATAAAATTAATAATAATAAATAAAAATATTTAACTAAACTTTCTTTTTTTTCTATTTTCTTTTCTTTTAATACTTTTGAAGTAGAAACAACTTGCTTACTATGCTTTATTTGTTGTTTTAAAGCGTTTTTAGACACTTTCTTTTGATTTGTATGTAAACTATTGTCTTTTGTTTTTTTGTGTCTTATTTTAACGTTTTTATAAGTTTTACCATTTACAACTATTTCTTTTGTGTTGTCTATTGGTTCAATTATAATTTCATCTTCAGTTTTATCTATTTTACTATTGTTGTTTATTTCAGTATTTTCATTTGTTTTTATTTCTGTTTTTACATCAACAACTGAAACACTATCTTTCTTTTCTTCTAAATTTGTTTTATTTACTTTTCTTGAACCACAAGATATAAATACAATACTAACTAAAATACAAATCAGCTTCTTCATTTCTTCTATTTGTTAAACCATTAAGAACTTTACCACCAGCTTTATTCCATCTTAAAAATTCTGCTTTTAGTGTTAAATCATTTGGATTTTTATTTACTTTTTTTAATAATGTACTTGAAGAAAAATTACCTGTACCAACATTATAAGCAAATGAAACTAAAGCATTAAATTGATTTTGATTTATATTTGATGTAACTAATGCATCTACTCTTTTACCAAATCTATTAGCTATTTCTTTAAACATTTCAAATGCTTGTTGTTTAGTAATATCCTTATCCAATAAAGTTACACGTTTACCATCACTATAATAACAATTTCCATAACCTATGGTAGGAATTTTAGCAGGACACAAATAAGGTTTTAAACTTAATCCTTCGTGTTTAGTTATAAATAAATATCCTTTATTATCTAAAATCATTTGTTTGTTTTTTTATAGCTTTCAAATTGTTTTTTCAATGCTTCGTGGTCTTTTTCTAATTGCAAATATTTACCTTCTAAATCATCAAACTTATCTTTCCAATATTTACTTGCTTCTACTTCTTTTGCATAAGCTAAATATAAATCATTAAATTGCTTTTGTAAACTTCTAACATCATTTCTTAAATCTGCAATATCTTTAGTTTGTTCAACATTAC